GACTAAATGCTTACTCTGTGGCCAATGGGAAGAAAGCAGTCTTCCGGATTGTGGCTGATGGCCAGATATTTGAGCCTAGAGTCGTCCTCAATCCAACAGGCAATCAAAGCCCAGAAGTCCACAGGATAAGGGTTTATTTTGCCTAATATGGATAACGATTTAAAAGTATATACACCAACAGAAATTGAGGACACTCCCTTTCCAGTAGAGGGACAGGCTTCCTTTGCGACAACTCAGCAAACCGCGCAAGGCAATTACACTCCAAAAACTACCAAAGAAGTTGATTTCCCTGATCTGAGAGTCGCGCATGAGGTTATTGGATCAGCGCTCAACACTCGCTCCAAAAAGATTCTTGCAGCTTTGGAATTCACTCCTTCTGGAGCTTTGCAAATAGGTAAATTTGAGCCAAATGTCTCAGGAGACATCAGAATCTCTCCAACTGGAATTGTCGCTCGAAACATGCTTGGAGACACCACATTCATTCTTGATGGCGACACTGGAGATGCTATTTTTGCAGGTACTATTCAAACCGGGACAATCATCTCTGGCCGAGTAGTTGTTGGAAATAACACTTGGATAATTGATGGCGACCCGGATGCTCCTAGAATCCTCCTCTATAACAACGGCATCCCTGAAATTTTAATTGGAGAGAGAGGATAATATATGTATGGCAAAAGTAATACAAATTGCGCTGCATGGGAATAATGTCCTTACTGAAACTGACCCGGACAAATTTGCTCTCTTTGCAGATCAATCAGTGGACTATATTCTCATTAAAGAGAAGGCAAGAGGCGCGATCAATGTGGCCAATAACTCAAGTCAGAACATCGCTCATGGCCTTGGGTATGTTCCTTTTGCTTTGGGATTTGTGGAAATAAGTGCTGGAGTCTGGAAAAAGATTTATAGTTCTCCGATTGATGGCTCTGGAGTAGGCTTTCAGGTCAATTCGACAAATGTGGTCTTCTCAAACAGTTCAGGCGCTGCAAAGAATTTCGCTTATTATATTTTTTACGACAATATAACATGACAAGAATAGTTGCACTCGCCAAATTGACCAAAAATGTGTTTTCGACAGACCCGAATGATTTTATATTCAATTCGCTCTATAACACATTTAAAATCGTGGTTGAGGGTACAAAATCGGTTACTTTGGCAGCCAGTACCAATAATCAGACATTTTCTCAGGCTCATGGTCTTGGCTACGTCCCTTTGGTTGATGCTTTTGCCAAAAGGACATCAGCATCTCAGGTTTTCAAGCCAAATGGAATTGATGTGGAGCTTTGGGGAGCGAAGGCTGGCATGATTGGCGATATTCGCTTCAATTATGTTCAGGCTGATATAACAAACATTTATTTCAACTTCAACAATGCAAAAGGTTCGACAGTTGATTTGAATATTAGATATTTTGCACTGGAGGCAATAGGACAATAATATGGCTCAATTTACACAAAGAATCACCACAGCAACAAATGACTGCACTTGGGCTGGTGCATGGTCTCCAAATGGAGCAACGTGGCTTCTTGTTGGATGGAATAAGTTTGTAAATCACGAACACTATTCAGGCCTTCGATTCATCAATGTTACTGTACCTCAAGGAGTAACAATAACCTCTGCATCCCTTATTTTGACAGGAAATGAAAACGATTCCAGTTCTGTAAACACAAATCTATATGGAATCGCTCAAGACAATACTGCCGATATGAGTACCGATCCGTCTGGAAGGACACAGACATCCGCAGTAGTAGCCAAAAATTTTCCTTCAGGTGTTTCTTTGAATACTCAATACACATGGGATGTAACCGCCATAGTTCAGGAAATAATAAATCGTGGGGGTTGGGCTTCTGGGAACGCAATGGGATTCAATCTCAGAAACAATAATGGAACTGGAAGCAATGTGGCTTTGGCATTTTATTCACGCCAACAGGACAGTACAAAATCTGCTTACCTAGAAATAAATTACATTGCCGGATCACCTTCCGTAAGCCCTTCAGCTTCGGCAAGTATCTCTCCGTCAGCGAGTATCTCTCCCTCTGCATCTCTATCGCCAAGTGCAAGTAAAAGTTCTAGTCCCTCGCGCTCTCCCTCACCTTCCCCAGAGGACACATCTTTTGTCATTGAAATTGCAAAGGATGGAATTGATGTCCTTTGGACAAATAGCTCTCAGGATATGAAGTTCTCCTCAAAATATGGCACTCTCAAATATTTCACCAAATCACAGCAGATTTTGACTATTGATGGCTCAGTTGGAGATTGGGCTGGAAAGAAAACATTCACTCACAATCTTGGCTATTATCCTTTTGTGGAGGTCTTTGTGAGAGTATATATCGGCTCTCCTTCCGGAAACTATGAGTATGTTCCTTTCTTCGGTTCTGGGGCATCTGTAGCGTATAATGCTAGTTATGTGATTAAAGAGAACACGATTGATCTTTATGGAGAATTTATTGGGGTCTCCTCAAGCGTGTGGACTTTTGACTTTTTATTATTTTTATATAAAAACAACCTAACACTATGATAATCTTCTTTGATCGAAAAACAGGAAAAATTGAAGGTACTATTGATGGCCGGGTTCACGATGAGCAGCATTTAAAAATGTGGATTGGCGATCCCTCAGAAGTTGACCGGATAATTATTCAGTGGAAACCAATGAAGTGGTTTGACAAAGAGGGAAATGAGGTGGATGAAAATGCAGTGGATATGTATGCGGTTGGCTATGCTCCTGACCATCCTCAAGGAGACATTATTGTTGGATTTGAAAAACGTACAGCCTCGATTTCTGATTACAAAATTGATCCCAAAACAAAGGAGATTATCAAAAATGAGTGAAGAAGAAGCTCTGAAACAAATAGACGAATACCTCAAGAAGCATAAGTTCAAATTGGGCTATGCAATAGATTTTCCCATATATAAAATCCTCCCTGAAGAAGTACAGCTTGCTCTCAAGGTTTTGACAAAACACGGAATGCAAGTTCTCATCACACTGAAACCGATAGAAGAGACCAAAAAGTAAAGGTTTCACTTGCCTTCAGGTGTTTTTATTGTTTAAGCTTATCGTATGGAAACATTTCTGGAGATAATTCAAGCGGTACAGTCCGATCTCACAATAGGCGATGAAAGTTCTTTTATGGACTTAACCACAGTCAAATTGGCTGTAAATCGTGCCTACAGAAACAAAGTCTCCGCAATTTTTAGATGGCCACAAACTGAGGATGCTCAGGAAACTTCTTCCATCGCAAACACTGAATACTACGATTACCCTGATTATTGGAGGCCAAATTCTATCTGGAAGCTGGTTGTTGATGGAATTGACTATGAAGACCCACTCGCATTCAGAGACTATAAATATGAGCGTGATTATGACTATCCTTCCGGAATTCAGAAGATTTGGGCAAATAAGGGTCTCAGATATTTCATCTCCCCAACTCCGACAACAAATGGGGACTTCAACATCGAAATTCATGGCATGAAGATTCCAGTCAAGCTCACAGCCGATGGAGACTTAACTATTTTCTCTCTAAATATGCCAGAATTGAATGAGGCGATTGCTTTGGAAGCCAGAGCAATCCTCAAGGCAAAAGGAGAGGAAGAACAAAGTTCTCAGTTTGCCAGTACAGAAGCCAAGCAGATTTGTGTTACTGCATGGAGCAAATTGAGACAGGAACAAGCTAAATACGAAAAAAGACTCCCTCAGTTTAATGTCTCAGATATGTTTGGAAAAGGTGGGAGTGCAAACATTATTGGAAATTTTGATCGGAGAAGATAACTATGGCAACAGTAGCAGCAGCAGGCAAAGTCAAATTACAGAATGGTCAGATTATCAACGCCCAACAGGGAGGTTGGTATGATGGTCAGCAATATTGGGATGGAACTCTTTCCAATCCCGGACAAATAAACCCTCGAAGCAATCAGCAAGGGGCAGGTCAAATGGTGTCTGCTGAAGTAAATGCTCAATCAGCAGCTCAGCAGGGAGTATCGGCTCAACAGTTTGAAAAATATTTGGCCGATCAAAGAGCAAAGATGGGAGTTCCACAGCCCTCTCCGAGTGCTGGAGAATTGCCAAGAGCCATGCAGCCATCAAGTTCTCCCGGTTCAGGAGCTGGTATTGGGTATCAAGCGCCAACTCCAATTGATCTTCCGGGGCTTTATAAGACCCTGTCTGAAACTGCTGGCATCTCTACTCTAGAGCAATCTCTGGCTGACAAAGCCAAAGGCTATGCTGATGCTCAAAGCAAGATCAATGACAATCCTTTCCTTTCAGAAGCCACAAGAGTCGGACGTATTGCAAAGCTTTCAACCGATTATCAGAATGCAGTAAAAAATGACCAAGACTTATTGGCCATGAAGAAAGCAGACATTGAAACTCAGCTCAATTTGCAGTCGAAGCAATTTGACATCAATTCTCAGGCTGCGCGTGATGCACTCGATAGATTCAATGTGCTTTTGCAGTCTGGAGCTTTGGACAATGCCAATGGGGACGACATTGCAAACCTCACAAAAGCCACTGGTCTTTCAAGTCAGGCTATTATGTCAGCAGTTAAAGCAAATCAGGAAAAGAATGTTCAAACATCTGTCGTTTCTTATGATGATGGAACAAATCAAGGTTTTGCTGTCATCAATACAAAGACCGGAGACATTATCAGTCGTCAGGTTGTAGCAGCCAGCAAGCCAGCAGCAGCCACAAAAGCAACTGAAGCAGAGCAAAAGTCCTACTATGCAAATTCCTTGAGGTCTGATGCTCAGAAAGGTTTGACTCTGAGCCAGATATTCTCAATCTATACTGGCTATTTAGAGCCTGACCTCATTTATCAGTTGTATAACGCCAACTCCAAATATGGAGCAGACAAAGGCGACATTTCAGCTCTGGAAAAATATGGAGTTACACAACCGAAATAAAATATGGCATTTAAAGACCCTTACTTTGAACAACACAGAAAAAGTGTTATAGGAGGAAAAGTATCCTCCTCTGCTCCTGTGGTAAGTGGAGGAAGCGGTTTTTCCGATCCAATCTTTGAACAAAGAAGAATCACAGTTTCTCAGACAAAACCTACTCCAGCTCCAAAGGTTACAACAGCTCCCAAAGTTCAACAACAGCAGGGAATTAAAATTGGAGGAATTCAAATCAAAACTCCAGACCTTACCAATATTCATTTACCAAATCCAATTGAGGGATTTAAAAGCTGGTATGCGTCAATCACTGCTCCTAAAAAGCAGGTTGCTCCAAATCCTCAACAGGTAAAACAAGAGCCAATAAAAATCAGTCCTGAGCAGAAGAAACTAAATGACAAACAGCTCAAGCAAATCCAACTTCCCAATGGTCAGACTGCCACAGTGTCTGCTTATTTCGTCCCAAACACTACCCTAAGCGCTGCAAAGCCCCAGCCTAAGAAGAAACAAAACCTCTTTGAAGTTGCTGGCCAATGGATTGATTCTTTATTTGGTATCAGTCCGGAAGAGCGCGCAAGAATAAAGCTCAATGACCAAAAAGCGATTGATATGAATGCCTATGCTTTGAAGAAAAACTTCCCAGATGAAACCAAAGAATTCTCACTCACTGATTTGACAAAGCCGGGAGGAAACCCATTCCGGGAATCTCCCTCAGAAATTGCCAGTAAGCGTGCTTTGGAAAAGGCTGGTATTTATAGACAACTCAACAACAAAGAGGTTACTGATTTGATGTTTGCTCTCTCTCTTCCGATTGCTGGAATTGAGGTTGGCGCTGTCAAAACACTCACCGCGCTTGGGAAATTCACTGCGGTCTCGACAGCATTTGATCTGGCATTTCAAAAGATAACCGGAAAAGAAGCAGTGTCGGAACTCTTACCAGAAGGCACTCCACAGCCCATCAAAATCGCTGTGGATGGTCTAGAGCTACTTGGCAAGGGTATTCTATCTCACGGACTCAAACCGGGCAAAATTACCGATGTTTTCACGAAAGAGACAATCAACAAATACAAACTTCCGGAGAAATTCAAACTGACATCAGAGCAGGTAAAAGATATTTTTGCCACTAAAAAGCTCACAACCCCTGAACAACAGCGCGCATTTAAAGACTTGGGACTCAGTGAAAAGCAAATAGAACAGGCAATGCAGGGAGGAGTTACTATCGAAATTCCCTCCAGTAATTTGGTGAAATTGGTTGATCGTCCATTCTGGGCAAAGATGAAGTCAGCGCTCAGAATCTCTCCAGTTGAAGGAGAAAGAGTATCGCCAAAAGCAAAAATCACACTACCAGAGCCAAAAGTACCTGAAAAAATGCCTGTTGCAGACACAAAGCCTCAGCTACTGCTTGAAGCTCCCAAAGAGGTATATGTCCGGGGAGACAATTTCATAATGACAGAGGGAGTGAATAAAGAGAAAGTCTCAGTAATGAAGACGATCAATTCCTATCGTGATGCAGTCAGAAAGTTCAATGAAAACCCAACTCCAAAGACTCTTGAGGCATTCCAAAAGGCCAGAACATCTCTTGCTACTATGGAAGAGCAAGGAGTCATCTCTCAATCTGCTCCGGGGAAAGTCATTGTCGCAAAAGAAACTCGATCCACTCAAGTTGTCCCATATGAGAGGACATCTGCTCCGGGGATTCCACAAACTGTCAAAGTTGGAGAACCTATTGGTGAGGGACAGACAAAAGTTGTTGGATTATCAAAAGGAGTGGAAGCAAAAGCTATTGAAAAGGGTCTCACAAAGAGTCTTGGCGATTTGCCCGAATACAAGACTGTCAATATGAAAGATCAGGCCAATAAAGCAGCAGACCTTCTCAAAAATAATCCACAGGAAGCAATTGACATCGCACTTGGAAGGAAAGCTCCTCCGGCTGAACTACTGCCAGAAAGTGTATTTGTGGCTGTTGAAAATCAGGCTCTCAAAACAGGAGACCTTGCCCTTATTAAGCAATTGGCAAAATCTCAACTCACCACTGAAGCAACTGCAATGGGTCAGAGAATCAGAACTTTGGGAGAAAGAAATCCAGACTCTCCAGTTTCGATGATTCGCGATGTTACTGAGTCTCGACAAAAAGCAATTGAGAAGCGGTTAGGA